AGTCCAGCCTGACCGTTTCACGAACTGCAAGATCGCGGATAAGCAGAATAACACTACTGCGACTTACGGATCTCCTCGCCCGGTTCTTCAGCCTACGGATGCCCAGCAGTCTGGATCTGTCATTACGGACTCAGTCCTGGGAGGCATCAGCGTGACTTCCGGGGTTCCTGCGCGTCTCACTCCTTTTACGTATACCTACCTTGACCAGTCTGGAGGTGCGGATGGAAACGATGTGACGGCTGTGAATCAGAAATTCACGCAGCCTGTGTTTGAGCAGCACCTGCAGATCAACGGTCAGGATCGCCTCGATCGTCGCGGAGGAGATTACTACAACCTCATCCAGCCTTACCAGCACCACTCAGGAACCATGAAACCTGCAGGATTTGATGTCACTCCTTACCTACAACCGGCAGCGCGAGCAGCATCGACTACCCCTGTCATAGCTGCCGACCTTGTCAAGGCAATTCCCCAATCCCATCGCGCGATCTACACCTACTCCTTTGCGCTCAAGCCCGAGGAGAACCAACCGTCCGGAACCTGCAACTTCAGTCGCATCGACACCGCGACGATCGTGATGAACATGTCCGGCAACTACGTGGTGGATGAGAACACTGACAACGTGTGGAATGCGCGCGTTTATGCTATCAACTACAACATCCTCCGCGTCATGAGCGGCATGGCGGGACTCGCATACTCCAATTAAATGTTCTCCAAATATAAATGGACGTCAATGATGCTCACGGTCCCGGAAGCAATTCTCTTGCGAAAGCAACTGAAACAACTCCCGGAACGCCTCCTCCCCCAGGACCTACTCCTACTCCAGGAGTAACAACAACAGTTGACCCGAAAACCCAAGTAGAATATACGACACTGACCATCATTTCGGCAGTATTGGGAATCATATTCGCAATCGTCTTCTCCTACGGCGCTGCGAAGTTATCGTTCGATAAGTATCGGTCGATTGGATGGGCAATTCTGGACTTCTTCTTCAGTTCGTTTTACTACCCCTACTATGCCATCTTCCTCAATTCTCCTACCACGATTGGCGGACGTCGATAAAATCAAAAACCCAAATAGCGTGTAGCATCTACTACACCATATTTGTGTTATTCTGTACATCTATACATTTTCATCGTTCACACTTACCACTCCATCGCGATATCGTCCACGCGGCACACAATGTCTCCCTCTTCCGCCAACTTCGTATTCAGGGCAAGAATGTCCTCATCGAACACCGTATGTTCCTCATCCAATCCTTCGGGCATCTTCGTCTCGTCTACGAGAATATCCACAAGTCCAGTTCCGCACGGCGGTTTCTGTCCGAACATGATGTTTGCCGACACACCCTTCATACTATCAAACTCCCCTGAAATCGCGGCATTGAAGAGGACCTTAGAAGTCTCCTCGAACGACGAGCGCGCAAGAACCCCCGAATCACCCTTGCTCATTCCAAATCTGTCTACTGAGAGGATATGACCTGGATACGTCATCGTATCAATGAGCGTAATCATGTGCCTATAATTCACATACTCTGCACTAAACACCTCCATGAACTCCTCGTACATTGCTACGCGCGCAGTCTCAATTCCAAACACCTCCACAATCTCGTGGACATCGTTCGAGAAGGAACGGAGCGGGTCCACATGCTTGAACGTTGCCAAATCCAGCAAATTCGTTCCCTCGACATCCAAGACATACTGCTTCATCGGAACAAACCCGCCTACCGTCTCATCATACACGACCTCCGACTTCACTTCGCGGGGATACACTTTTCCAATACCGTCCACGCCCGTCAGGATCGTGTCGAGCAACTTATCCTCGATGAATCGGAGAGACAGAGCATTCTTTGCCATATCGGTTCCGAATACGATACGCAGAACCATCTTATCTGGAGTATTGGTGTCGCTGTGAATACAATCGAACACGCGTAGAACCTTATTGTCCTGAATCTTCGAGGCAATCTGGGTCATGTTTGCCACATTGCGCGCAGCCATTTCGTGCTTGTCCAACTCCAGACGCAGAATCCATGGAGAGATACATGAATTGCCCTGTGCGACCGAGAACTTCTCGTAAGACCGCAGAATATCAATGTCGTCTCCAACCGCGGTATTCGCAGTTCCGGGATGAGGATCGTAGTACATGCGCACCGAAATCGTGATGTCGCGCAGAGTTGTTTTCTGAATATCACGCTTCACGGCAATCGTATCGTTTTGTGACTTTGCGATTTCAGGAGCAAGATACACCACATTGCCGGGGTTCTTGGGATTGCGAGACACGCTCAGCAACTCAATGATGCGCGGAACACCCTGCGTCGCATTTGCTTTGACAGTTCCCGCACTGTGGAAGGTGTTTAGTGTCAACTGCGTCGTGGGTTCGCCGATAGACTGTGCGGCAAGCGTACCTACCATCTCACCGGGATGGACGCGTGCCTTGATATACTTGAACCTGATATCACGCAGCAGTTCGTCAAATGTGTCCTTGGACATTCGCATCACCATGATTGACTTCTTAGGCGCAAAGTAGAACCGTAGGAGGGCATGAAATACCAGGTTGTGACTCATCCACGGTTCGGCACACAACTTGTTCAACTCGGCAGTGACATAGTCCGGTGTCAGGTCTGTCTTGGTGACATACTCGTTCGTATACTTCTGCGCGAGGCGACGCAGATTGACGGGTGCCATAATCTTGCGAGAGTTGGAGTAGCGGAACACGTTCTCCACCAGAAACTTACGGTCCGCAAGAATCGCATCAATCATGTCGGAATTGGATGCCTGTAGACCATCCTTCATCACTGCTTGGAAATCATCTGCGTTCGCGGCAAACTCCTTGTACACCTGCTCCATTGTCATTGTTCCTAGGTCACACGCCTGTGCTTCCACATTCACAGTATCAATTCCGTCGCCGCCATACTGGAACTGGACGATTGCGCCGTTCGCGTTACGCACTGTCCCGTCATACTCCACGTGAAGGTCCTCCATCGTCTTCACCAACTTCCGCTGAATATATCCGGAATCCGAAGTCTTGACGGCAGTATCAATCAGACCCTCACGTCCTGCCATCGCGTGGAAGAAGAACTCCGCAGGTCTCAAACCAGTGATGAAACTGTTCTCGACGAATCCGCGAGACTCTGCCGAATAGTCGTATCGCGTGAAATGGGGAAGCGTGCGGTCCTGAAGCGTATACTGTACACGCTTACCTGCGATAAGTTGCTGTCCCAACATTGCCATCATCTGGGCAATGTTCAGGTCGGAACCCTTAGAACCCGACACTACCATCTCACGCATTCGGTTCTTCGCAGGAAGACCCTCCATGACCTTATTCACGACTTCGGATGCGGAGTTCTTGAGGGCATTACAGATTTGGTTCTCGAGTTCGTCGCCGTCCGGACGACCAGAATCGTTCAGGAACATTCCGGCATGGACGCTCGACAGAATGCGCGCAACCTCCTTGCGTCCCTTGTCCAGCGAATCCTCAATTGCCTTCGTAATCTCCGCATTCCCAATCAGGTCGGAAGGACCCACTGAGAAACCAGAATACAGGTTATACTTCGTGACGATGTTCTGGACCTCGTTGATGAACTGTCCGCACCGATCCGGTCCAAAGTCGTTGTAGATTACGTGAAGAATACCATCCACCATATCGCCAGACGAACCGCCGAACGCGCTCTTCTTCAGAATACCCTTCTTCAGTTGTCCGTCCTTCAACTGAATGCTTCCGTTGAAATCCATCAGCGGAAACGTGCTTGAAATCAACTCCTGTCCGGACATAGTAGAACCCTTGCGACTGTAAGACGACAGAGGACGCTTCGTGCGACTCAGAATGTTCATCGCAATATGCTCGGGAACCTTGACATCCGGTTGCGAGATACGGAACGAACCAGTCAGCGTATCCTGGAAGATCTGGATGATTGGCGAGTTCGTGCGTGGTGAGATGATTTGGCGGAGAACGGAGGCAAGATACTTCAATTCTGTCGCGGCAACGATGGATTGGGGGACGTGCATGTTCATTTCGTCACCGTCAAAGTCGGCATTGTAAGGGCGAGTCGCAGATACGTTGAGGCGGAACGTGGAGTAAGGCAGAACGCGAATGCGGTGGCACTCCATCGATGCCTTGTGGAGCGACGGTTGGCGATTGAATAGAACCACATCACCATCAATCAGATGCCGATGGACGATATCGCCCTGCTTCAAGTCAATCATTTCAGGTTTCATGTAACGCAGACTCACAGTCTTGTCTTCGTCGCGGACATATATGGACTTTGCGCCAGGATGCTTTGCGGGTCCGTTGCGGATATAGGACATGAGGCGGTCGCGATTGTATGGCGTCACTGCCTCTGGGAACGTCAGGTTGCGCGCAATCTCTTCCGGAACACCGAGTTCGTCCACGTCGATATTCGCATCGGGGGTAATGACTGTGCGTGCCGCGAAGTCTACACGCTTACCCATAAGGTTTCCGCGCACACGACCAGACTTTGCGCCCATACGAGACTTGAGAGTCTTCAGAGGACGACCGGAGCGCTGTGCGGCAGGCGGAAGACCCTTGATGTCATTGTCCACATAGGTCGCAACATCAAACTGCAGAACCTTGGTGTAATCGTCAATGACTGCGACTGACTCGCCCTTATCAAGCTTCTCGCGAAGACGCTGGTTGTTACGCACGATATCAATGAGTTTATGGGTCAAATCATCCTCCATGCGCTGATTGTCGTCCATCACGACGGAAGGGCGGACAGTCAGAGGCGGAACTGCGAGAACGGTGCACACCATCCACTCGGGACGACTGAACTTGGGATGAAACCCGATTGCCGACACTGATGCGTCTGTCATGCGCTGGAAGCACCGCAGAACCATCTCAGGTTGAAGAGGGATAGGGTCTGCGCCCTGGACGGACAGAATTGCCGACAGGGTTGCGACGGTATTCTCGACCTTTTCGACCTTCTTGATGATGTCGCTTTGGCAGTGGATACATGAATACTGCCCGTCAGGAGTTCGCAGCCCGTTCTTGAACTGGACGGTTGCCTCACGAACCGCATTGAACTTGTCAATTCCTGCGAGTGTCTGTGGAATCTTTGCGAGTTTATCCGCGGACATGTATGGGTTTGAGCAATTCAGACAAACCACGCCGAGAACGTTGCGGATGGTATCGAGGAACTGGTAGAGGTAGACGGGACGCGCGAGACGAATGTGCCCGAAATGACCGGGACACAAAAGGTTTGTCTGCCTACATGTTGAACATACTTTGCCGTTCTCAATAACGCCGAAACGACTATCGAAGACGCCTCCGGAAACGGGTTGACCTGTTTGGAATGTCTTGTCGGTCGTGACCTCGACAACGCTGCGAGACACAATCTCATCAGGGTTTGCGATGCCAAACTGAACGCCAATAATAGTGTCGCCCATTCTTTCTATTAATATGTGTAGTGTGTATATTCTTCCGTTTTCATTGTGCGATATCCAGTGTGAGTTTCCAAAAGTCGTCGTCCTCTATGATTTCCTTGACCATGATTTCAGGATACAGATCTGATAACTCGGAAACCCATTGCTCAAATTCCGGACCTAATCTTTGCTTGAACTTCAATTTGCGCTCTTTCGGCATGAGTTTGAGGAAGCGAACGACGTCCATAAAGACAGTGCGAGCAAATGTCTGAACGATATAGGGGCGCTCACTATCGTCTTTGAAATCGCGGACCTTGGCATACCACTGCTCCATTGTAATTTCGGCAAGAAGAGTAATATGCCTAGAAAAACCTTGAAGTTAAAAACTGTCCGACCATCGCACAATCCTCAAAAGAAATGGGATGCGGTGTTTGAGAAGGAGGGGCGTGAAAAGGTAGTGTCGTTCGGCGCAAAGGGGATGTCGGATTACACGAAACACAAAAACAAGACTCGAAGGGCACTGTATTTACAGCGTCATTCGGGGATGGGTGAACATTGGAATCAACCTGATACGCCTGGTGCGTTGTCAAGGTGGATTTTGTGGGGACCTTCTACATCTTTCCGCAAGAGCGTGAAGGCGTATAGGAAGAGATTTCACTTATAATTTTTGGATTATACACTGATTATACGTGGTTCTCGGAGAGATAAACCGTATTTTTTCACCATACTCCGATAGAAACATATTCACACCGCTTACAGTTTGTAACCAGTTCGGCGAATAGTCGTCGAATATTATGTATCCTCCCGACTTAACTTTCTGAAATGACATAACACCGTCACGGTAAACATACTCTGTGTCATGGTTTCCATCCACGAATATAATATCGAAAAAATTGTCTTCAAATGTAGGAACAATGTTGTCTGATAATCCTCGGCGAATTACAAACTTTGAAATATTTCCACTATTGCGAATATTCGCATTGAATGTGTTCCATGCAGTTTCCTGTTCACCTTTGTATTCGAAATATTCAGAATAATCCATCCATGGATCTACGCAATAAATCTTTGATTCGGGGTGTGAGCAATAAGACTTCGATACAATGATAGCATTCCCACCATCCGCACACCCAATCTCTAAATATTTTATTGGATAGTTTGGTTTTGGAATGTATTTGCTCCACACCTTTTCGGGATTCATAAAAATTCTTCCTATAAAGTTTGGAGGTTTATAATACACTTCTGTAGACGATTGTTTTTGGGTTCTGAATGATAGTGGTATGCTAGACATTTACATAATAAGAACATAATTCAACCGGTGGGATGTCCGAGTGGTTAAGGAGGGAGTCTTAAGAACTCCTGTTGCAAAACGCGCGGGTTCGATCCCCGCTCCCACCAGCCGGTGAGATGTCCGAGAGGTTAAGGAGGCAGTCTCAAGAACTGCTGTTGAAAAACGCACGGGTTCGATCCCCGTTCTCACCATTATTTTTAGCATTCCAATTGAACAACTGAATATACATAAAAGCAACTGTTCCGATCACGATGGGGTACCAAGATTCCATTCTGATTTGAATGCTTTATTCTATTCTGCCGTTTGTTCCGCAGTCTCAACTTCTGGCACTACAACCTCTACAGGAGTCTCGGGTTCTGGTTCGGGCGCAACTTCCTCCGCGACAGGTTCGGGGACGGGTTCCGGCACAACTTCAGCAACAACCTCGGGTTCCGGCACAACTTCGGCGACAACCTCAGGAGTAATCTCGGGTTCTGGAGCAACCACAATCACTTCAGGTTCGGGGACGGGTTCCGGCACAACCACTGGGACGAAAACAACCTGAGGGGTGTCGACCGTAGGAACGACCTGAGGAACTGCGATTTGGCGATTCCAAATGAAGGGCATTTATCTTAACCCAGACAAAAACGGATTCTGAGACGAATAAATCAATAACAACAAATGGACGACCCAAAGACACGCCGAGACAAGAAGAAGGACCAGCGTGAAAAAGGTGGAGGAAAGGACGGCAAGTATTCTACAAAACATATTCGAGTCATGGAGGCTCTTCAAGCAAAGACAAAGACTTCAAAGTAATGCTCCACCAGCAATTCGGCGTGTTCGTTTATTATCTCGGTCCTTCGTCAGTCCTCCACCAGAAGAACGCCTACATGTTTTTCCCTTATACGTCTTCTTCGCACACCCGCTCTTGTAATACATGACTCTGTGGACATACCCACGATATCCTGGCATCTTCTTACCTCCCACACTTTTCAAAAACGCATACATCGACTTCATGTAGGTCTTTCTCGATGTTAAATCTGCCTCTATATGTCCCGATGCTCCAGGATACACTTTCGCTAAATGGTCTAAGAATCTACGCTGAAGTGCTTTATCTCCTTCCGTCGGGTCATCAGGGTAATTCACGGCAATTGAAAAGAGGAAGTCGCGACCCAGAACACCTTTCACTTCCATATTCTCATACTTCTTCTTCACCTCTTCGAAAGAAGGGTCTGGTCCAGGATTAATCACTTTCGGGTCATCCTTACACTGCGTCCTCAACTTGTTGTTGACCATACTGTGGATATCGTATACCCACTTACCAGGATCGCCTTTCAACGGATGTTCCTTCACGTATTCCGTAGTGCTTGCCCTACAAAACCTACACGGCAGAATCTCGTCCATTCCTCTGAGAAACTCTTGCGGTTCTTTTGCTCGGAACGCGACCCAATGAAACAGTTGCCATCCACTTGGACCCCAAAAGCGAGTGTCCATCCCAATTACATTCTCGTGCGAAAACTTAAATGGCGTGCCCGTATGCTTTTATCTTCGGTATTCCAGGACAAGGATTTCATTCGTATCGGTTCATGGGTCTTGCGGTCGGAGATACTGTTGGAACAATTCTTCTCGCAGTGTTCACGTCCTATTTGACAAGCACTAGTATATGGTGGAATTTGTTGGCGTGGTTTGTGCTGGGAGAAGTGCTTCATTGGTATTTCGGAACACCCACTGCGTTTCTCAAAATGGTGGGAATGACCCCCTATTGTGAAAAACAATCTATGCGGAAAGTATAAAATGAGTTCTCTACTTCTTACTTTCGCGGTTGCGATTTTCGTCGGTGGCGCACTCAAGGATTTCTTCCAGGCAATCACGCGTGACCTGGTTGCGCCTCTTCTCTCGGTCTTTTTCCCTGATGCCCAGCACTCTGTGTCTGGACTCACGCTCCAGGTCGGACCCGTCAAACTCCTCGTGGGTGACGCGATCGCGGCGTCTGTGACTCTTCTGATTGCTATGCTCGTTGTGACGTTCACGCTCCCTTACATCAAGTCCTATGCCCCTCTGAAGGGTGCCGGTCGTAGCGCTTAATTCTTTAACTTAAAGTTCGCCCATCCATTCTCGGGACACCTCCCGAACTGCTCAATAATACGCTTCTCCATATCGGCGGGCGCGAGTGACCGCTGGTCGTTCTCGTCCTTCCATGTCTTAAATGCCCTCTTCAGTGCTGCCTTCATCACCGGCTCGATCTCGTCTCCGTCCTGGACAATTGTAATCGTCTCCGTAATGAACTTGGCAATCGCATCGTTGTCGTTGCGGTAGTCGCTGGTCGACAGCAGAACCGTTTGAGGAGCTACGAGTTTGCGGAGACCGCGCCCCTCCTTCAGAACGTGGACCAAGTAGGCGAGAAAGCACGTTGCCCATTCTGATGTGTTTACTGAGAACTGGATACTTTCGTCCAGCGGAAATTCATTCGGGGCACTTGGAGTCTGTACGAACTTCGATGTGAAGTTGATGACAACAAGGCGGCGCCACGTACCTCCGTCCGTCGTATTCACCTTAGGTTTGTCGTTACATGCAAGGTGGAACTTTGCAAGGACCTCGAACTCACTGCCAGACTTGAATAGGTCGCGCGCATACATCTTCTCGCCAGAACTGATCTCCTTCATCTGACCAGTATTCAGTGCAATCCTCTCATCAGGCTCAGACATGGTGACGAACCTCCTTCCCTTGAGTCGCGCAACCTCCGGTGCTGCACTTCCAGAACCCTTTCGGTTTTGTGTCAGCAATGTGATTGGAACCGTACATGCATACTCTCCCATCGTCGCTGTCATCAAATTCATAATCATCGACTTTCCGTTCGACCCAGTGCCTGTCATAATGTGAAACTTTTGTGCTGGATTTCCGCCAAATAGGTTAGATGCGAGGTGCTTAATGAAATACTCGCGAACCTCTGGATCCGGCAGAACACGCTTGATGAACGTCTCGACCTTGGGCCACGCAGGATACTCATAATACGGTGTATCGGGGTCATAATCAATTCCAGTTGTGAATGACATGTAATCCTCGGGTTTTCCGGGACGAAACAGGTAGTTGTTGTCTAATTCCAACACACCGTTGTTGAATGCGATGAGATCCTTGTTTGAATCTACTTTCTTATTGAACTGCTCGTCAAAGAAGAGTTCTCTGCATTCCTTCATCACGTTCGACTTGAATCCTGTACCCTTGAGCTTCAAATAAATCTTGGACAACGCTACAGATTGGGTTTCCATCTTGCAGTAGTCGCATACCTTACAGTCCTCCTTACCACCGCCAACGCAAGACTCCAGACCACGATTGGCCATTTCCCTTGAGATTTGACCGGATCGGGTATTGAACTCGTTCGCGATCTGCTTTGACAGTTTTAGTTGAAGATCAACGCCCTGGTCTGTCTCCTTCCACACATGCCCCATCCAGCGATACCATATATTGTAACGGAAGTCTGTGCATTTATAGTGATCCCTGAACTTCGCGAAGATTACACTCGCAACATCGAACTCTGTCCCGGAACACGCTGCGAGGATTAGGCGTTCAAAGTTATTGTTTTCGACCTCATCATACCCCTCCTTGTTATCCTCTCTTGACCAGAACCGTAGAGTTCCCTCTCCAATCCTATCACCATCATTGCGATACGGGATAGAGTTCCACTTTTGAATACAATCACCTTCGTTGTATTTCGGAGACTGTGAACTGAAATCTAGAAACACGTCCAGGAGATCGGGGTGAATGTTGTTAAGACAAATACCTACTTGAACCCAGGGTTCATAGTCCTCGTACCTAGATTTCTTTAGGTTCATCGCATGTCCTCGAAGAGTCTCCTTACGCTCAGAAGTGAGTGGTTGGATAATACGACCTGCCGGAGAAGATCCACGAGAACTTGGTTTCTCAGATCGCTGTGCTGGACGCCCTCGCTTCCTTGAATCGCCAGAGGTGCTATCGTGTCCCTCGCGATTACGAATCTTTTCGTAATTCGCCTTTGCGCTCTCCGTCATTGGCGTCTCGTCCTTAGGATCCCTGTGTAGCGAGAGCGTCTTCAGAAGGTCAGTCGAGAGAGGAGGAACCGAATTACTTACCCGAACATCGCGATCCGTGTAGGTGAGAATGTAGGATGTGAGGTATGGCAGAGCACCCTCGTCGCCTTTGCGAGAACCATACATGGTCCAAGGCTGGGTCCGATTCAGGACTGCCTCGTCATAGACCTTCTCCCATGTATCGTTGAGTGGAAGACCTTGGAAGAACTCGCCCATTCGAGGTACAAGAGCACGACGAACACTCTGCTCGATATATTTGTGCGTCAGAACCCCTGGAACGACAATATGAATTCCTGACTTAATGCGATGCTTCTTTTCATCATACGTGGGTCTCTTCTTCTCCATGATATACATGTCCACACTCTCAGGGATTTGTAGATGCTGCTTCATTTCTGCCATATATGCCTTGCAGAAGGCAATGACCTGGTCGCGTGTGTGGAGATGCTTCTTGACCTGCGTCGACTCGTCATAAATGAAGTCGAAATCAATACGTAGAGGACCAATGTCAGAAGAGCGCTCGGTCAAGTAAAGCATCTGTCCAAGCACCTCGATTGAATCCACATACAGTTCGTAAAATCGAGGACGGTCATCCTCGGTAATGAAATAGCGCCCAGTTCCACCAGAACCCTTTGCTCCAATTAGACTCGTGTGAGTCCAGTTGCTTCCGCTCGCCTGCCTTGCAGGATTGTTCAGGAACTCGTGTAGAGACTTAATTTCGGCCATTCGTGTGATACCCCACGACAATAGTTCTTGAGAGATTCCGTTTTGAACGCACCAAAAACGAATTTAATGAACTTAATCAAAGTGAAAGTAAAGATGAAGTTCTGTCCTCAGTGCCGCAACATGCTGTATAGTATTGATGAGGATACGATCGGAGAGAAGACTGGGGCAGTGCGTGCGTGCCGCAAGTGCGAATACAAGGAGGCAGTGCCCGAAAGCAACCCCGTCGTATACGAACATATTCTGCGTGGAACCAGTGCTACAACGTTGGCAATGAATCCCTATTTGAAGCACGACCCGACCCTCGAGCACCTTTCCAACATCGTGTGTCCCAACAAGGAGTGCCCCACAAAGTCAAATAAGTCTCTTGTTCCAGATGTTGTGCCTGTTGAAATTGATAACAAGAACTTAGTGTGGATGTATCAGTGCGCACACTGTGACAACACGTGGACGCAATCTTCTCGCATGCATTAATAATGCCGTCCGCGTTATCCCGCAAGTTCTGTAAATGTATCAAGAAAGTGAAAAATACCGTCAAACCGCGTCCAGGGTCCACAAAGGAAGGCGCGGCAATCGCAATTTGCACAAAGACCATGCTTTTTCCACGCGGAAAGACTCTGAAGCGCGTCAAGTGTGGACCTCGTAACCGCCTCAAGACGCAGAAGAGGAAGTGAGTGCCTTCCAGCTCGCGGGGAACTTCTCTTCCATAACTTTTCCGATTTCACGAGCATACCATTGAATTTCGCGCTGAGCATCCGGAGAATTGCGTAGATTGTACAAACGGGCATATGCGGCCAAAGATGCAGTCTCGATAAATTCGGTATACATACTTTGTGGAAGCACACACCGAGCAATTTCGGGAGCAACGTTCATGGAAAGCATCGTCTCATATGCCTTCACTGCCTGCCGGACCGTATCGTCAAACACCATGCGTGCCTCTCGCGAAGTCCCGACTTCCGTATCCTTACTTCCCTGCTTTGCCTTCGGATCACGCTCTCGGAAGTCCGACATTTCTGGAACCCAGCACTCGGGGGTATCACTGACATACCGCCTAGACACTTCATTCCGAGAGAACCCGACCGTGTGTCGATACCACTCTCTCGCAACGAAGATAGGCATCTTTAGACGAAACTGAATTTGTGGGTGAAAAAACGGAGACGTATGATTATGTTTGGCCAAATAACTAACAAGTTTTGCGTCCTGCTGCGAGAACTCTGCCGATTCCTTTGCGAACGATACGCGTGCGGCATTGACAACCATAAGGTCGTCGCCCATAACGTGTAGGCACTTCACTTTCTCCATACTTAAAACGGAATCGTCACGTTTAAACAATTGCGTTCTAACAAATCAAATGGACCAGTTACGCTTTGATTCACGGGTCCTTCATGCTGAAGTCCAACCTATTTCTCGCGACACCATTGATACAACAAATCGTATTACCCTCCCATACTACTCAAAGTATGAGTTCACGACTCTGATGGGTATGCGCGCCCAACAACTTTCTGACGGCGCAAAACCTATGGTGTCACTTGCCGGTCTCCAACCTTCCCACCCTCAGTTCGTATGGAAACTTGCGCAGAAAGAGATCGAGGAGCGCGCACTTCCTTTCATTGTTCATCGCAAGTTGCCGGACGGCGTGTCGGAGTATTGGAGCACGACCGAGTTAAGTGTTGTTTGGTGATTAACCGCTCATTGACCTCAACGTCTCTTCGGAAGGAGGGTAGGTCAGCAGAGGAGGAGTAGGTTCGGGAGGATTCAGCATGTTCGGAGAGTCGCGCACGAACGTCTTGTTCGCGACCTGAATATCCACGCTATTCGCAGAGACAAACCGCGAATCGTCTGCGATTGTGTCCAAATTCACCTGTCTATCGACCGAGGAACTGTATCCGACCTGCTGATGTATCAGATACACGAACACGGCAGTCACGACAATCGCGGTCATCGCATACCTGTTTACGAGGATGTATAAAATCAAGAGCACTCCGGCAACTGCTCCGTAAGTATTACCGACAAGTTCCAAAACATAGTAGCGAATATCAGGGAATAAAAGGAGTGTGGATATCGCGCCGAGGGCAAGTGCGATACTTTCGTCTTTGTTCATCTTACTTTTTACATAGAAAACGAAATATAGACAGAACAGGAAGTAAAGGCAACAAGATGATTATTCCAATTCGTTGCGTCACGTGTAATACTGTTATCGCAGGGAAGTATGAGGCGTATGTTGACCTCGTGAAGGAGTATCGTGCGGCAGTGGGTCAGAATGATAACGAGATGCAGTATTTGACTGCGACGACTGTGAAGGCGCCGGAAGGTAAGGCGCTTGACGACCTTGGTATCAAGAAGATGTGTTGTCGCCGACACATGCTGACTCACGTGGATCTCCTGTAGTATTAAAATCCAGACTGAAAACAAATGTCCTATACGGAATACCTAAATCGTAAAAAGGCATCCGCGCCGATCATTCTGGACCAGCGTCCAAAGATGGATGCGTCGACATTCACTCGTCATACGCGTGTCGTCGCAGCTGGAAACGTGCGTATGCCAACTAAAAAGGTTGTTGGAAACATCAACGAGATGCGTATGTCGTCGACGCGCGATAACAATAGCGTAAAGGCAGGCGTTCAGGTCACTGCTGCCACTGGCGTCGGAGGTCGTGTTCCTGATGGAAGCGCTTTTTCTGATTACGTCGCAGGTCTTGCGGTTGACAAGGATTACAAGTCCGGTCCAAATGGAACTACCAAGGTCGTTCTGAACGCAACCCCCGGGTCTGTTCCTGGAGGAATGACATCTATCAGTTCCTGCAACTGGGATGCTACTGTTATTGGTAATCGCACATTCCCGAATGCGGCCTTAACCGCCATTAACAAAGACCTCCCTGCGAATCTCCGCAGTCCCGAGTTTGTTGTCGCAAAGACCGGAAGTCAGGTCACGCGTGACAGACTGGACTGTTATAATAACAGTGGACAACCGCACAATGACCCGAGGATTCCGGGTGTTATGCCTCCTCTTTTCGTGGACCATACCATCTCCGTCAATGGCGTGTTTGGAATTGGAATGGGAAATGCTGGTGCTCTAAAGACGTCAGCGGGCGTGAACATTCCCCAGCATCAGTGCGCGCGCGTTCATCACAACCACCCAGAAGTCAAAATTCGCGCAGGATGGTCTGCTCGTCCTACGAAAGGCGCAGGAGGTCTTTTTGCGTATCCTGTTTCGGTGCCTCAGGAGCACAAGTTCAAGGTTGGTGGTTTGGTTCCTTCCGACCATGTCAAGTATGTCGAGAAGCATCATGGAAACGACCTCAATGTCAATCCTCGTCGCGTTCCTACGCCGTTCCATATCCCTGCAAACGCGCCTGCCCACCTTAAAATCAACGACCCGAAACCGACCGTTTAAACAGTTAAGGAATCCAACAAGGAATGCTGTGGGTATCTACAGAAATACTGGAGTTTGTCCAATTCCGAGACGCTTTCAAAGAGTCGTTTCCTGCTTCTGAATTTGTCGATTTATCTCGCGTTCCGTCTTCCGACTTGATGGACAACTGTGAATCCATTCTGAAACATCATAAATCTCCCTGCGTGTTTTTAGGATTCGTGGAACCTGGATGGATGCTAGATCCGTCCCATCAAACCCGCATTCGGTCATTAATTCGAGAAAGACCGGTCGCTTTTGTTTGTCATCATTCCGAAAGTATTCCGTTCTCCTGGAAAAACGAAATTGAATTTCTGTACATCTCTAAACCCAATCATGGAGACGCCTCATTTGTCCACAATGGTAGTGCTGTATAACACCAACCTGAAGTTCGATACCTCCAAACTCGTAGAATCCATTCCTTTGAGCGAATCCATCA